AAAAAATCATCAACGCGCCGCACTATTCGTTTACTAACAGATATAGGAGCAAAAAGACACAAAAAATTAATCAGAAAAACTGTAAGGAGAATGTCTGATGAAAAAGTTAAACAGCTAGTTAAAAAATCAGGATTACTTAAGTCAGAAAATGCACCAATAAGTTTGATGAGACAGATGTTAGAAGGAGGGATGCTTGCTGGAATCATTTCGCATTAATAAACAACCGAAATGAGAAAATTATGGGGACCCTTAGGATGGATGACGCTTCATTCGATTTCTGCATTATATCCGAATGAGCCATCTCAAGATGACAAGAATACATTAAAAGAGTTTTTGAATTTATTTGCAGAAACTATAGTTTGTCCACATTGTAGTGCCCACTTTGGAGAAATGTTTAGCATTTATAGACAGAGATATCCAAATTGGGCGGATAGTAGAATAAATCTTTTTGTTTTTATATGTAGAGCCCACAATAGCGTAAATAGGCGCCTTGATAAACCGATTATTAAAACAATAGAAGATTGTATAGAAACATTAAGAAATAATACTTTAACTACTAGTTCTCAAGAATTCAGAGACAAATATTTTGATTATATCAGAAAAAGTTGGATTAGAGATCGCACTGAATCAACAATGTATAAAATCACTTTATGCAATAATATTTCAAGAATCAATCAAAATTATTGGAATAAACTTTCACAGGAAGTAAACTTTGAATATCTACCTGATGTTGATGTGACTGAAAATATAGGTAAAATTTTACCAAATATGATATTGAATAGTGCTATGTCTACTGATTTAAAATTTTTGAAAAGAGTTAGAGCGAGGCCTGTGTCGACAAATTCGACATTACCCGAAATAAAACCTCTTATACCAGAAATTTTAACTACTACAGTAGTAAATAGACCTATGCCTTCCAATCTGACATTTTTAAAGACTGTTAAGTTCAGACCCGTATCGTTAAATACGGTTCCATCTGAAACAAAAAATGAAGAAATAGTTCAAAATGTGCAAGTTCCGAGAGCAACTGGTGGTGTTAGGGTTCAAAATGGGAAATTGAAGTTAGTTCGTAAATAGGATTCCAAGGAAGAGAAATGCGAGGTTTCATTTCCCAATCGTGTCTCTTCATCCAAGGATTGCGAGTTTCATTATAAATTTCATCTGTAAATTTCACAACACGCTTTGATTGTCTTAGTGAAGACTTAGGCATGATAAACTGAAGCTGTTGTGTAATATTAAAGTTGAGTGGAGCTTCATGTATACTATCGGGCTCAGAATACTTTAGTATTTCAGAAATTAAGGGTGCATCGGAGTATGGGTATACCCAATCCCAATTTGATGGAACACTTCTATCAAAGTAATTGAGAGTCCAGGAAAATGTCTTCCAATATGCCTCAACAACAGGAGCCATGTTATAGACTCCATCTAGGACATGCAGACCATACTTTCTATTAAAAAGCTTAGTTGATTTTCCAAGAACTGTCTTTTCTTCTGGTCGCTTTCTATGTAGAATTTTCTGCTTCAGGATTTCATATTCATTTATACCAGCAAGAGAGAGAAATTTATGCCTACCTTCTTTAGTTAGAAGATTGGGTTTCTTACATTCTTGATATAGATGTAGCGCTCTATCATATCCATCTTCGCGCAGAGAAAACATTCCTAAACTTGGCATAAAATCATTGCCGAAGCACATGATGGAAAGTGCAATATATTGATTAATCTCAATAGGAAGCTGATCCAATAGTCTCCAAATAGAAAGGGTAGCAAATTCTGCTGTCTTCATTGAGGGATCATTGAATTCAGCACTCTCGCGAAGAAGAGTCATACCGTGACTCTGCGATAACCTATGATGCTTTAGGCAGATGAGGATTAGATCAGCATCCAAACCATAAATACAGATAGTATTTCGACTAACTTCGGGAATGTTTTTTAATTCCTGAATTAGTTTATGTTCGCCCTCTCCTGGTACAGAAGTACCACTAATAATCGCAAAGGGGAACCGAGTTGCCAGTGCCTTTTCTAGTTGTCGCATATAAGGAGTATCTGGCGAAATTTGATTACGATCAAATGATCCTGTTGATTCCTTCACTCGCATACGCCTGTACCTCTGTTGAACTATTTTGGCATAAGGTACCAAGCCATCAAGTGCAATTATAACTTGTTTTGCATGACAAACATTTTCAAGAATATACTGAAATGCATTTAGTACAGAATTGATCGGATCTTCATCAATTAAATAACGATGGATTAAACAGTTAAAGTCAACACCGAGAACATCAACACTTCGTGGAATGTTCTTCTTGACAGTGTCTACAATATTTTTATGCGACTTTATGAGACTTGCAAAATAAACAGGGATACCCATATGTATGTTACGTTGGTAACGTTAAAACTCCTGTAACAGTATAAATGTGGTGGCTCTTAGTTATTCCAGTTATCGTAGCTATTTTTTATGCATATACCATTTCATCATCTATAAAGGTGGCAGCACCCAAGGAGGGCTGTTCTTCATGTGATAAAAAAGAAACAGACCCTACTCCTTGGATGTAATATTTACTACTAATAAATGAGTTGTTCTATGCAAGGAGCTCGTAGACGTACTCATAGGCGTTCTCGTGGATTCAGTTTTAATCACGATCTCATTGGTCCTCTTCGTACAGGGGATCTAACCAAGTTTGGTTATTCGTCGAAGGGGTCCAAAACAAAGAGGCATTCTGCGTTAGCAAGAGCACTTCATAGTTACAGTCCTCTCACTTTATTTCGTAAGCTTCAAGCTGTTACAACACTTAATAAACGACGCTCGAAGGGAAGAAGTAAAACATTCAGAGCCGATCGCAATTGGGTGAGAAAAACCTTTATGTAATTATAAATGGATCTAATCCCAACTATTCTTCAGGCAGTGCTATTCGCGGCATTTGTACCCGGCGTACTATTTCAGTTCCCTAAGCATGGTGATAAGGCGGTTGTTCTTGTAGTTCATGCGTTAGGTTTTGCCGTCGCATCATATTTTGTCATGTCTGCTTATTTAAGATATAGTCGTGAACACCTAACCTTTGGAACAACCTGTCCCAACGGGACTGTAAATATGGGCCCTAACAGAGAGTGTAAGCCTGTTGCCCATGCAACCTATCCTCCAGGCCGCCCCGAATTAGGAAGTAGATAGTATAGAATAAATGTGGACAAGAATTGTTTTGCGCATGGTTTTATTTATGATCATGGTTCCAGGAGTGCACCTAAGTATTCCTCCAGGAGCTTCTATGCGCGAACAGGCTTTAATTCATGGAATTGTGTACAGTCTTGCATTACATTTGATTGAACGTAATGTAGAAATGTTTGATGTTTATCATCCAAACTCAAAATCGTTTCCTAAATGTCCTCCAAATTCTGTTCAATGTCCTAGTGGTGAATGCAGATTAACATCCGATTTATATGGGTTCTGTCCTCCTTAAACAATGAGTGATTCAACAGATAATGGTTTAGTAATCGGAGTAATGCTATTTCTATTATTATTATCATTAACTATGTGCGCATTATTTGGAACATCTCGATGTGCTCGTAATCAAGAAGTCTTGCTTGACTGACTTGCTTCTTTTAGTAATTTTTGAATTGTTTCTATTTTTTTAATCGACTGTTCCAACGAAGAGTTGAATAAAAAATTTGACGAAGCCCGTATAAGGATCGGCTTTAATTCGTTTATTTCCGTAAGTGCTTTTATGATTAAGTTATATTTAGCTATGTTCATGAATATTCTTTAGAATTTTTTTAAGTGTAATGAGTCACGCCGATGAGATTCGGAGTCACTGGAACATCACCCCAGTTATTCGGATAGAATGTCTGATTCAGCGATGTCAAATTGAGAGGAGTCGGGGGTAGTGGGCCCCTGTTCAGAGGAATAAGGGCGGGCATTCCTGCATACTCATTCTCGTTGGTAATCGCAGTGAGACTGGGTGACGGCATCTGCACCAGAACAACCGGCGGGGTATAAACAAGAACAACCTGGCGACGTGTCAGATTGACGTGGCCATCCCTCTCCCACTTATTACGATGGAACCAAGTGAACTCTGGGCGAACACAGAACATCCTGCGCATCAGATCCTTGAAGACCTCAGTATGCACAACATACTGAATGTGAACAGTAGTTCCGGGAATAGTCTCCAGATCACCAGCAACCACACCCTTATTCACATCGGATAGCTTAGTATAGTTATACTCAAAGAGTACAACCTTCATCGGTGTTTGAGGATCATCTACCGTCTGCCTGATGCGGTAAGCAACGCGACGATAATTAACCTTATCGAGAAGATGCATCGAATAGATTGCATCGTTGAAACTGTTTGACTGGACTGAATTGACAATTGATTGAAGCATTTTGATTTGTGGGTGATGTCAACTACCTAATAAAATTGGAATCCGTTTTCTATCTTTCAAAATGGATTCGTTAGTTTCACACACAAATACCAGAAATGGCAAACAATGAATATGATGATGATTACGATGAGATGGAGGAGTATTTCGACTATCTAGATTATCTTGAATGGCTCTACGATTAAACTATTTTCAAACTCTTAAAATAAAAATGTGGAAACTTGTTTTACTTGCAGCCGTGCTATTTTATGTGCTCACCCCCGGAGTCTTTTTAACTCTACCCCCTGGCGCTTCTCTGATGACTGTGCGTCTAACACACGCAGTTCTGTTTGGCGTTGTGTGGGCCGTGTCTCATAAGATGGTAATGAGACTTGCTTAAAACGGAATCCTAAAATCAAAAAAACAGCAAGGCAATAATGGAAATCACAAGATACGAAGGCGATACGGGTGACAGGGACATGCTCGAAAATCGATACGATAAAAATACGCCCTTTATTGAAGTTCTGCAAAAAGCAGTTCAATTGAGAGCACCACTAATTGTAAAAACAAGTTTTGTAAGCGAGGCTCGTCCAGGAGCTTGGTATATAAAGGGTCATGGATCTAATCTGTCATATGACGACATTAGATCGTTGATCTTACAAAATATGCTAACGTATACATACTCTAAGCGAGTTTGCTATTTAATCAAGTATCATGATTGAAAACGGATATAGACTGTTATATGGTAACAGATAATACCAATGGATGACATTCAGCGATCAATAAGACACGTTACGCACATCCGTGCTCATATCTGGAACAAGGTTCCTATCCTTGGTCAGCCAATCTTCGACCGCAGAACTATGCGTCTTGATAAGTGTACAAGTAGCACTATCAAGAAGAATATGGTGAGCTATGATGAAGTTTCTGGCAAATTGCGTTATGCATCCCATCATCATAAATGTCTCAGTTGTGCGGGCATGCAACCAAAAGACGTCAGATCAAGACGCCTAAAACTCAAGGAGGACACAAAAGCTGCTATTGATGACTCCTTGGATTATACACTCTGAACAAATTCCCAACGTAAATAATCACAAATCTTTTTCCAAATTTCATCGTGTGCGATTAGCCGATCACGGCTTTTTAGCAGAGGAAAATATACCTTATATTCATCCAGTTCTAATAGTTCAAAAAATTTGAATAAGATGTATGAATATGAAAGAAAATTAGTACGATCATCAGGACAATATAGAAGAAAGGGTGCTTGAATTTCCTGGAACATATTGCGTATTTTCTCTTCAATCTCGGGTGTGATAGTCGGAGGCGGGTTTCCATTGAGTCGAGAGAGGATGTGGGTTGCGTGCTCATAATACTTAGATCTGTTGAGCTTCTTTAAAATCTCTCGCATGTCTTTCTCTGTAAGTTCTGCCACATTTCGGATACGACGCTTCTTAATCTCGCAAATAATTTCACTCATTACCTCATCTGGGATAATAGTAGATTCTTTTGCCTGAAACTGGTTCAAAATCTCATTGAGGTGATTAATCTTCTTGTATGCGTAGTTATTGCGTTCCTTTGGCGGATCACGAAAACTGGGAAAGTCAGAGATAACAAGCATATATTCTTCTGAACCACACTTAGGACATACAAGAATACCCTCTTCAGATAGTTCTTCCCTTGCAATATTGCACTGTTCACAGTGTTCCGTAACTATCTTTTTCTGTTCTGATTCATCTAATTGTGTGTTCATCTTCATTCGAGCAGTATATTGGTCGAATAATTGTTTTTTAGTTATTATTCCGGTTTCTGGTTGTGTATTTGAAACGCTCAAATACTTTATAAATGTATTTTGATCTGCTGGAGAAACTGTTAATCCCTTAAGCTTATCATTATTTCCATAATACTTCATCATAATATCTGCATTTTTAATATAATATTGCTTTAATGTATCTTCGGCTAAATTAGAAGTTAATTTCTTATATTCTTCTTCTAGTCTTGTTAAATGCAAAATAGTTGCTAAATCACTATCATTTTTTGAATTTTCAATTTCATCTTCTATTTCTCTGAGCCTCTGCGTAATTTTATCTACAGTAGAAACTTCGCGAATGCTTGTTACCATAGATTGATGAATAGAGTCCAGTGTTCCAGATACAATATCTTGATGTTTTGATAAAGATATTGTTTCTCGTGCTTTTTTGATTCTAAACATGTTATCCATTTATAAGTCTTCCTTACTTCCCTGAAAATATGAAAAATAGCAAAGAAGTTGCTATAAGAAGAGGTAATACTGAATGCTGAGTTGTTTTGTTTGTAAATGACTCGGTTACACAGTTAGATGCATCAGCCGGAGTACATTGTGTAGTAGAAAAATCAGGCGATAAGCTTGGAGTTAAAAATCGATAGGAAGGGCCAGATGTTACATTACATTTATAACATTGACAA